GTGACTACGAGCAAAAATATGGTCTTGGTGCGGGAACAGGAGCAGGAGCCGGAGCCGGAGCTGGCACTGGCGCAGCAACAACAGGCACAGGGGCCGGAGCTGGCGCAGCAACAACAGGCACAGGGGCCGGAGCTGGCGCAGCAACAACAGGCACAGGGGCCGGAGCTGCAACTGCAACTGGCGCCGGTGCGACAACAAGCACAGGTGCTGGCGCAGCAACAACCGAAGGTGCAGTGACAAGACCTAACACCACAATCACTGCCGGCATTATCGAGCCAAGCGCCGAAGTCCTTCAAGAAGTTCGTCAAGCGCACGAAGCAATCGTTCAAGGCGGTCGCGAACGTGCACAGCAAGAGCCTGATTTTTATACCCCACAAAAGGTTCTCGCCGATGCATCGATCAACATTCGCCCTGTTTTGACTTCGCTGGCCTCGGGGCTCAGCTCTTCTCCGACCGACCAGTCAATTCTTCGTTCTGGTCGCGCTCAAGAAATACTTAACCCAATCGCTCAATACATGAACAACTTGGCGGGCGTGGTTGGTTTGCCGGAGCTCATTAATCCTGCGGATCTTGCGTCAGCAGACAAAGTTGATAAAGCTGTCGCGCAGTTCCAGCAAAGGGCGAGCTCTGAGGCTGAATTGAAGGCCTATGCGGCATTCCGTGATTTGGCGCAAACCTTGCCGACCAAGCTCAACAGCCCACGCGCACAAGCGGATCTTCTGTCTTCAATTTATCTGCAGAACCAGATCGAAATTGACAAACAGGCCTATTTTGATCGCATCCTCAAAAACGCAGATCAGTTTGATCCGCAAACAGCCCTCCGCACTGGCCGGTCGGCGAACGCTGCCTTCAACCGTGAGTTCAATGCTGATTTCTATCTGAAAGAAAAGAAACAGCTGGAGCGCATGTTCGGCACGACCATTGGCGGGATGAAAGACCCTCGCACAGGTCGCGACATGACGGTCATGCAGGTTCTGACGACTGATCCGGGCCGACTAACCCGCGAGGACCGAGCTGATGTCGTCAAACAGTTTGGCGGCGATCCTAGGATTTTGCGCTATTTCGGACTCACGATGTAAGGGGATGAACGATGGAAAATGAGCGCAAGCCCCTAACATTCTCCCCTGCTCCGGGAATGGTTGAGCCGGGAACTCAACCTGCCCCTCCCCTTCAGGAAGGTGAAGAGCGCAGAGGTTTAACTTTTGGCGAACCTTTCGCTCCTGCGCCACCTGTTGACAGAACCGAAACGCTCGAGGATGTCAAAAGGTCGGCTGCAACTCGCGGCGCAAAAGGCGTGCTTGGGACAGTGATCGGTGGCTATGGGTCGATCGGCGAAACTGTCGCAAAAGACATTCCTGAATTCTTGCGCAACCGCTACTATGGCATGCAAGAGCGCCTCGACATCATTTCTCCGGAGGAAAAGGCGCGTCTGCAAAAGGCTCCTTTGTACCCAGAACAGAGCGAGGCACAGGCCAAAGGCTATATGTCGCCCTCCAGCCCGTTTTTGCGGCCTCTTGGCATGGCTGAACAGCCGACCTACAGAGGCGTTACAAAAACAGCAGAGGAAACTTTTCCTGCGCTCAAATACGATGCTAGAACGCCAGCCGGGAAAATCGCTGGCGAGGCAGCAGAGATGGGCGCACAAGGCATCGCTGGCGGTCCGAGAGGCATGGTCAGTCGCGTCCTAACAGGCGCGGCTGGCGGTGCTGGCGGCGAGGCTCTTGGGCAAATCGCCGAAGAGCAAGGCAAAGGAGAGCTGGCTGCTCGTGTTGTGGGGTCGCTGGGCGGTGCTCTTTCAACAGGTGCTTTGATTCATGTCGGCAACAGCTTTATGCGCCCGAATGCGAATGCACAGAAGAACCTGCTTGAAGCAGTTTACGAAGACATCTCCAAAGGCCAAGGCAAAATGACGATCGAGCAGTTCAATGCTGCGATCAAAAATGGCACGCCTGTGACGATTTTGGACCTTGCCGGTCCGAAAACGATGGAGCTGCTTTCCAAATATGCGGAATACAACGGGGCAAATATTAACAAGGTAAAAGAGCTGAATGGCTTCCTCGTTAGCCGCCTTGAAGATGGCAATAGCCGTTTCCGCAGCACAATCACTGCTGCTTTTGGCAAAGACGTTGGCGACGGGTTGAATGCACCGGCAATGCAAGAAGCAGTCGCTCGTGCAGGGCAAATCGAGCGCGACAGAATTTATGGCCTTTTAGACCAGCACCCCAAAGCGCAAGCGGTCACTTTGAGGGGCATGGGCGATTTTGTCGGCGACCCGATTTTCAAAGAAGCAGAAACCTATGCGCGGGAAGCTGCTCGTAATCCGGAATGGAAAATTGTTGTTCCGAAAACGACTGCTGAAGTTCCTGGAACTGAAACAAAGATCTTGCAAACTCCGCAAGGTTTCAGGGAAGTTCCCGGCACCGCTGGAACTCCTGCAGCTACAACTCCCGGCAATTTGGCCTATTACAATCAACTCAAAATCGGCCTTGATGGCATCATAAGCAAAGCAGAAGCTTCTGGCGACATAAATACAAAAACAAGAGCTTTAGCAATTCGCAAAAAGCTCATTGATGAACTCGACCAGACTGTTCCAGACATCAAAGATGCGACTGGTGCAGTAACATTGAAAGGCTACGGCTCGACAAGGGACATTGCTTCTGACACTTTCGGTTCAGCAAATGCGCCCAGAGCTGGGTATGATTTCTTTGGCATGCAAAATTCTTTCAAGCGCCAAGATCTTGAAAAGCTCTTCAGAAACTACAACCCAGAGCAACGCGAGTTGTTTTCTGCGGGCTATGCTGCTCGTTTGAATGAGATTGCCGGTCAGGCGAATGGCATCAAGGCTCTTGCTTCAAAATTTGCAGCCGACAGAAATTTCCAAGAGCGAGCTCGCATGGCTCTTGGGCAAGAGAGATATGATGCATTCCGAGGGAAAGTCCTCTCGGAAGACCTTCTGCGCAAGGCAGATGAAATTCAGTTCGTCAGCAAACCGGCGAGTGTGGGCCTTTTCACCACTGGCGCTGGCGGCGCTGGCATGGTCGGAATGACCGCAGCTGATTATCTGATGAGGAACTTTTCTCCGGAGACGGCTGGCAGGGCGGCGGTCGCTGCTTTGGGTGGTGCCGCTCTCGGCGCAGGTTTCACCGTTGCCGAAAGGCAGATGGCCGCACGCTTGATCCCGATGGCTGCGGACAGAAGCCCAGAAGCTGCTTTGAAGTTCTCGAAAATGCTTGATGGGTCGCCGATGGCACGTCGCGTGTTCAACAAAATGAACACAGCGCTGAACACAACCCAGCAGCAAGCGACAAAAGCGTACCTCGCACAACCTTCCGCACCTCAAGAAGGGCAAGGAGAGAGTCGCTCTGGGTTCGCTCGCGGCGGCGCAATCAGTGCAGAAGCGCACGCAGATCGCCTCGTTTCTGCTGCAGAAAAAGCCCACAAACAGAACCAAAAGACAACAGAGCCTTTGCTGAATGCGCATGACAATGTCATTGCAAAAGCTCTTGAAATCGCCAACGAAAACTTTTGAAGGTGAATTATGACCTCCACCTACACCACCAACAAGCGCATTGAAAAGCCTGCAGCGGGTGACTATCCGAACGCTTGGGCTCCTCCAGTCAATGCCGATTGGGACATCATCGATCAGGCTTTCGGCAGCACAACGCTGCTGAATGCTACTGGCGGGTCGGCAACTCTTGCTGATACTCAATACCGATCTCTTGCTCTTTCTATTTCAGGAGCAATAGCTGCTAACGTTGTATACACAATTCCTTCGGGAAAAGGCGGATATTGGGTCGTTCGCAATTCCACGACAGATTCAAGTGGCGGTCCATGGACAGTTACAATTGCTTCTGGTGGTGGCGGAACAAGTCTTGCTATCCCCAGAACTGGCGTAACAACTATTTACTCGGATGGCACGAACATATTGTCTGCGCCAATTGGCGGAGCTTCAGGTCAGGTAATTTACAATTCGGGCGGCGCTTTCGCTGGCTCGACAAACATGGCGTTTGATGGTACGACTTTAACTGCAAATACGATTGCGTCACAAAGCTCTTTAACAGCTGGAACTTCTATAACGGCTGGAACGACAGTTACCGATTCGCTCGGAAATGTCCGCAGTGTTCCGGCAAATTCCCAAACCGGAAGCTACACACTTGTTGCGACCGACAATGGGAAATACATCTCGATCACAACCGGCGGCGTCACCGTCCCCCCAAGCATATTTTCTATTGGGCAGCTTGTTTCGGTTTACAACAACTCAGGCTCTAACCAAACGCTCACTGCCGGTGCTGGTGTGACGTTGCGTCTGGTCGGAACTGCGACCACTGGCAACCGGACCTTGTCAAACTACGGACTTGCAACGATCCTTTGTGTTGCCTCAAACACATTCGTCGTCACCGGCGGTGGAGTTTCCTGAGTCAGGTAGTTTCTTTTTTCCTAGGTGGAGTGTAAACAATCTTCTTGTGCTCTTCGCAATAGGAGCACATGCTTGTTGGCTTGGCGCAGTATGATTTGTCGTCCCAAATCCAACGACAATCAAATGGGCCAAGTTCCAGCAGCTTTTTGCCTTTTGTTATTTTGTACATTTCTTCGATGAAAGGCTGAGATGCTTTTATGTATTTTCTCGGCACAGCGAGCTTTGGCTCTTGCTTCTTCTCTTCAACCTTTTTCGGAACAACAATTTCCTTGATTTCTTTAAGCTTGATGGCCTTCACCTTCAGCGGCGTTTTGCGCTTCCCATGGCGGTGGACAATGCCCATGACTGCATTGCGAGTTATCCCGACTTCCGCAGCGATCTCTCCGGATGTGTGCTTTGTTTGCCACATCTCAACGACCTTGTTAATTTTTTCTTCTCTGCTCAACATTTTCATCTCCATTTAAAAAGGGGCGCATTGCTGCGCCCCATTGTTGTCAGCCTTCTTTCGGAGGCGATTCAAGCTCGTTGGTCGGGGCATTCATTGAAGGCATCCGAACACTCACAGGAGCGAATTTCTTGGCGATCTCTTCAATGCCGGCAAACAAGTCTTTTTCTGCTTGCTGCGGCTGAGCGAACTGTGCAGCGAATGCGAGGTTCGTAAGTGCAGAGACATAGTTGTGCGAGTCAGCCCTGTTTTCCTGCAGGTGGCCGAGATTGAGAGCTGTAACAACCATTGAGACTTCGTATGGCGTGATCTCTTGATTGAGAAGAATTGAAGCAAGTTTTGCCGCCCGATCAAAAACGTGCTCTCTGGGGCCATAGTTCACAATGAGCTCGTTGACTTGCGTGGCAGACTGGCGGATAACATCAGCGTGATTCATTTTCATCTCCATTCAATGTTTGGTATTCGGTTCATGTTGGTTTATCATTTGGGTCATGCTTTCGATTGCTTGAAGGGCGACCTCCTTTTTTACTTCCACAGCGATATGCATGAGCATGTAAGCCGAAATGCCTTCAAACGAAGCATATTTCGACAACTTGGCTCGGTGAGAAAAAGCCTCTGCAAGAGTTATCGCCATTGCGACGATGCTCGATAGCTTCTGGTTGTCTGGGGCATCGCTATCCAGAAATGCCAGAAACTCTTTTATCTCGTATTCGTCGGTGATCATGGATCTGTCTTTTCAACAAAGAAATTGTCACTTGAGATCTCTCGGATCACATAGATATCTTTCTTCGTAGAAAAACGTGCGATCTTTATGGAGTGGAAATATTCTGCCAGATGAAAAATCATCATAGCAAAAATAATCGCATCGCCATAGTCTGCCACAACGTCTGCCTCCGGATCGAAATCGCGAAGCTCCTCGTGAACGCGAGATTCAAACTTGCTTATGTGCTCATCGCCGATCATGTCATCAAACATAGGCGACTCGCAGACATAAACTATTTCATTCCCGATTTTCTTAAGGTGCTCCGTCCCGAACCTGAAGTTGGGGTGAGGAACGAACACTCGTCTGAATTTTTCCATCTTTTGCCTCTTTGATCTCGTTCATAAAAATTTCCAATTCGATGCAGCAGTTCAGCATTGCATCGGATATCTTTTTCAGCTTTTCGAGATCTAGTGATGCAGTTCCAATGATCGGAACATCACGATTGATTTTAGCTGGCGCAACTTTTGCTGGCTTGACTTTGCGATTGACGACGACACGCTTGTGTTCGATCGGCTTTGAATGCTCTCTTTTGTCAATTTCCTTGACGAATTTGTAAACGGTGACAGGATTGCTTTTTCCTTTGATTCTAATTTTTTCAGGAAATTTTTCAAGCATCCCTTTGCTGCGTAGAAATGCCAAAGCGGCACTCGCAGTGTTCTGCGGAACCTCGACTTCTTCCATTATGGAATGGATCGTAAAAGTTGAGTTCAAGCCTTGCTTGATTATGTACTCGAAAACTCTTTGAAGATCCGATTTTTGGCCGCGATTGCGGAATCTGTAAGACATGTTTGCCTCCATTTACCATTTAAGAAGTTCTTTATGCCTCTTGGTTGCAGAAAAGAAAAGTGTTTTATTCAGTTTCGTCGATAAAATCAAACATTTTGCGGAACTCGTCCAGTGTTAGGTCTGATATCGACTTCTTATCCTGCAGGTTTTTCAGGATTTTTGCGTCTGGAGATTTGCTCGCTATGAGGTCGAAATAGGTGACGGAGCCGGTTGTTCCGTCGCGCCATGTGCGCCCTTCGCTCTGCCAACGCGCCAGAGAATTGAAGCTGTTGGAATAATATATGTTCGTCTGGCACAAACCTTGCAGGTTCAGCCCTGTGCCGGCAGCTTCCGGCGAGGCGACCAAAAACCTGATTTGGGATTTTGGGTCCATGAATTGTTTTTTGGCATTGTCGCGCTCTGCTTGGGTCGTTTTGCCGTAGTAGTGGACAGCTTCTGGCAGCAGTGCTTTGCAAACATTCTCTACGTCTTTGTTGAACCTGCACCATATGATGATTTTGCCGGTGCGCTGCTCGACGATCGACAGCAGCTCATCCAGCCTAGGGTTAGGGAGCTCTTTGAACGAGCCATCGTCCATCGGCAGATAGCCGCAGCTGATTTGCTGGAGCTTCGTCAAGAGGCTCGCCGCATTGTTGACAGAGGCGGTCGATTTGTCTTCGGTCTGCGTGTAGAACTGCTGGCGCAGATCTTTCATCAGCTTCTTCTGTTCATCGCTCAGCGAGAACTGGCGCGTGACGTAAACCTTTGGCGGCAGATCAAGAGCCTCCTCAGAGGTGATGCGGAAAATGTGCGGGTCAATTTTGGCATACAGCTTGTCAAGGTTTTTGTAGCCGGTGATCAAAGGCCCAAAGTCGGTCTGCCGAACGTGACAGTATTCGTTCCGGAAGGTCGTCATGTATTTATGGCCGAGGATTGCCCCATTGAGGAACTTGAACTGCGAGAACAGATCAATGACGTTCTTGGCGATGGGTGTGCCGGTCATAATCATGCGGTATTTGGACAGATTGCCAAAGGCGATTGCATTCTTCGTGCGGCGAGCGGAAATGTTCTTTATGTCTTGGCTTTCGTCCACAATCATAAAGCACTTGTTGCGAGCAGCCTTGATGAATTGCATAATGCGCTCTTCGCCACCCTTTGTGATCAAAGCGTCAACATTGATGGCGAAGATCTTCAGCCCGTCAAACCGCAGCAGGTCTTCAAATTGACGGTCTGCTTTTTTCGTTTTGCCGAACACAATGGCTTTGTAGGGAACTGCCTCGCTCATGTGCTTGGGGATTTCCTCCGTCACCCATTGCCGGTGGACGCCATTTTTGGCGACGAGCAAAACATGATCGGTCTGGTTGGCGCACCAACGCTGTCCCATGAGCGCGATGGCTGTCCAGCTCTTGCCTGTACCGACGTCCATGAACAGGCCGCACTCGGTCAACTTGGAGATCTTTTCCAGAGCCAATTTTTGGTGGGCGCGGGGCTGGGTTTTGAATTGGAATGTCGGGCGGTCTGCCGGGAGGTCAAAAAGCTGGCCCTCGACCAAATTTTCGGCCTCTCTGGGGTCATCGTTTTCCACAACGCAGTCCGGGAATACCTGCCGCCACACCTCGAGGTTGTAAGGCGTGTTCTCAAATGAGAAGGTCCGGTTGGTTCCCCAACGCTTTGCACCCTCAAGACGGTTCAATGCCTGCATCATGCGGGAATTGTAAGTCGAGGTCGTCCGGACCATTCTGCCATCAATCTTTACGTTCATCTGACACCTTTTTAATCAACTCAAAGAAGCTCTTGGCTCCCAAAGTCTCCCAATCAGGGCAAGCTAGCCCTCCCCATGCGCCTTCAAACCGGGGATCTTTCCAATCAATGCATCTGCACTTCTCGAGTTTGCATCTGCCGTAGTTGGTCAGGAAATATTCCATTTGCGCAGTTTCGGTTTCCATTTTGTACCCCAATTTCCTTAACTCTCTTCCTATCTCTTTCTTCTCTGATAATTCTCTAGAGTAGGTCGAATCCGTAAACAAAACCGAAACCGAAAGTGTTCAAATTACATTGAACTCCCAAGAATATCAGAGGGTTGCTTCAAAAGCCCACGCATCTCTTCAAACAGCACAGCTTTGCGCTTTGTGAATTCCTGTGGATCTTCGTCAGATGGCTTGATAATCGAGGCATTGTTCTTGATGGACTTCATCGAGTGTTTTTGCTTCAATATTTCATAGGCCATTTTGTTCATTGTGGCGTGTTGGATGCGACCACCGACGAGGAATCTCTCATCCAGCCAGATGGCGCCGCCTTCTTTCATCGCCTTGCGCAATTCAAGGTCTGAGTCGTAAACCTTTCCTTGGGCAGAGGCGCGAGCCCACCCGACAATGTCCTTCATGGCGAGAACAACCGGCTCGTGGTGGCGGTTCATGGCTTCAGCCAGCTCCGCGACCTCTTGTTGGCCTTCTGTGCGCGAGGAGATGATGAGTTCCTTCTTGCGCTCGGTCATTGGGGCAGCTTGGCCCTTTTGAATGTAGTCGCCGAAGGTTTCGGCCCAGTGCTTGATGATGCTCAGGCCACCGCTGTTCAACCAGTTGTGGAACTGCTCAAACTTTTCCCGTGGCCACTTTTCTTCGGTCACCTCTGGATAGAACCAGCGCCGATCGTCCTCCTCCATTCGGAGAGCCTTCATGGAGTTTGAACAGGCGAAAACATGGCACCAATTCTCAATGGTGTAGGTGCGCTGGTATTTCTCGTTGACTTCAACTTCACGGTCGGTGATGGCCGACTTCAGCTTGTTGTAGGCTTTCCAAGAATGGCCCGAATAGATCTCGTTCACGATGCAGAGCCGCTTGTTGGCCAGCCAGCCGTTGAATTCAGATTGAACAATTGTGCCTTCTGTCGGGAACCCAACATTCTGAATGCCGACGAGCGGCGCGAGGATTGAGCTGCCGAGTGTTGTTTTGCCGACGCCTTGGCGCTCGCTGACGAGCAACAGGCCATATTCCATCCGGATCTCTGGGCGAGCGGCCAGCGTGGCAACCCAGCGCATGACTTCATGGCGCTCGTTCTCGTTGGGGAACATGTAGGTCATGAATTCAATGAATGGCTGTGCGTTGCCCGCGACTGACTTGGTGTGCGTCGGGGTGTGGAGGTTGATGGCTGAGGTCGTGGAATCCGTCACGATCTTGCCTTTGATGTCCGGACGATAGCAGAGCTTGGCAGAGCGTCCCGTGTAGGCTTTCACAATCAGCTGCGAGGTTTGGTTTGTGTGGGAGAAGCTCGCCAGCATTTTGTTCATGATCTGCTCTGCACGGATAATTTCCGGCATTTCAATGCAAACGAATATATCGGCCTCTTCAACATACGACCACATGTCTTTGAAGTTTTTGCGGAGCGCAATGGACGGTTTGCCTTTTGGATTCGGAATTTGATCTGTGGCCCAAGTTGCAGGGTGCAAACAGCTCCGGAAGGATGGGCCTGTGTAATAGTTACGACCTTCGACTTTCTTGAACATTGACTTTGGAAAGTCATCGCCAAGATCGAAGCTTGTGGGCCACTCATTCGTGAATTGAAGGTGGAACGTCGGGATGCGAAGGTGAAATGCAATTGACGGTACTGCTGCCACTCCGGGAGCGTCATTGTCAGAGACGATGTAGGCTCGTTTGACGCCAGCTTTTTGGAGGATTGACCAATCTGTGCGGTACGGCGAAAGAGCTCCACCAATCCATCCCAAATGCGCTGCATGGCTAAGTTCCTCTCCCCATGGATGATTCGCAAGGCGTTCTTTCATTTCTGGCGTTTCAGCTTCAACCATCTCCCGCATCGCACGTGCGGCTTTTGCACCTTCGTGGATGAATACAGTTGTGTGCTGGTTAAGTTGCTCCATCCCCCAGAGCGGAAGAGGTCCTTCAGGCTCCATCCGGCGCCACTGACCGTCGTCCCAGTAGGTGAAGGGAATGTAAGACTTTTCCCCTTTGCGCTGCATGCGGAGCTGGAGCATGATGATTTCGCCCGCAAGATTACGGAACTCAAATATATCTTTGGCGTTAGCTTTGGCGATTTCATCGGGCTCGTCCTGAAGGCGATTCAGCGTTCTGATTTGCGGCCACTGAATGGACTGGCAATCAATTTCAATTGCCATCTTTTCTTTTTCGGTCGGAGCATAGTTTGGCGGCGCTTTCACTGCACCATCTTTTTCAAGGGTGATGATGGCGACATCTTGCCAATAGCTGCCATGTGATTCTTTCACAACAGCTGTGCGCAACGAACGAGGCTCTGCCCCAATACGCTTCATGTAGGAATTGAAGGCGGGGATTTCTGCAAGCGATTTAATTTTCATTTCATGCCTCGTCTGTGAAGCCGATGAACCGAATGTTCTCGACCCTTATCATTCTAAAGTTTGGAGGTACTTTGCCCTTGAAGGCATAGATTGCCTTGCCAGGACGTCCACGATCAACAATTTCTTTGCCGATCTTGTCAAATTTAAATCGATCAATCTTCCCGAATATGCGATCTGTATCGTCCGCAATCGTAAGGTTGAGAGATTGAGTTGGGCCTTTGACCGCATAGCCACGCTTGGCAATGTTCACGACTTCGTTCTCGTCGCGAGGTTTGATTTGCTGCACCACGCCGAAAACCATGACGGTGTATTCGGTGTTGTTTGTTTGAACGTCAATCACCTCCGTCACAGGAGAGTGAATGTTCTTCGCCGACGGATCGGGCATGATGCGCTGGACTGCATTCTTGATCGGCCACAACGAATCAATTTCCGTCACCGCATTGTTCAGCAGCTTCTGTGCCTTTTCCGGAAGAGGCTCTTTGCGGGCACGCGCACTCATGATTGCAGAAACCATTTTGGGGCCAATGCCCTTCACATTCTGCACCGGACCGATCAAATACTTCTTTCCGTTGCGCCAGCCCACCGACCATTTGTCAATGGACAGCTCTGCGTCAACCGGCAAGTATTCAATGCCTTCAGCCGCCATCTCGCGCAGCGTTTTGATTTGCTTCTCTGGGTCGGTTTCGTGCGTCAGGGTGGCCGCAGCAAACTCAACAGGGAAATGCGCCTTCATATAAGCGCACCAGTAGCTGATGATGCCGTAGGCCACTGCATGTGAACGGTTGAAGCACCACGCACCGTAGGCGCACAGATCGTCCCAAATCTTTTCCAGCTTTTCCGCTGGGATGCCTTTTTTGATCGCGCCAGCTTTGAAACGGTCGCCGAATTGATCGAAGTATTCTTTGCCAAGCGACTTGGACATTGCCTTGCGCAGCGCAGTGACGTCTTCCCAAGTTAGGTCGCCGATCTGCCGACCGATTTCCATGACTTGCTCTTGATAGGCCACAATGCCGAGCGTTGTTTTCAGGTATGGTTCAAACGCTGGGTGCGGATAGTCAACCTGCGAGAAACCATTCTTGCGCTTCACCCATTCGTTCGTGCCGCCGGAAGCCATTGGTCCAGGACGCGCCAGAGCGGTCGTTGAGACGATGTCTTCAATGTGAACGGTTTTGATCTGGTTGGCGATTGATTGCAGCGCCGGACCATTGAACTGAAAGATGCCGGAGAATTGCCCTTTGTTAATGACTTCAAAAGCACCTTTGTCGTCCAGCGGAACCCTCTCGAGATAGTGAATGTCTTTGCCAGCCAGCGTCAATGCATCTTCAAACACCGAAAGCTGCGTCAATCCCAATGCGTCGATTTTGAGAAGATTGAGATCTTCCGCATCCTTCTTGTCGCAATATGTAGCACCAGTACGAGCATCGACCGCCACATAGTCTGTAACAGGTGTTTCAGTAACAACAATACCCGCTGCATGTTGTGAGAAGTGCCGAGGGTGGCCTTCCATTTTTGCCGCCACAAGAATCTCAGGATACTTTTCGATAAGCTCTTTTCCAGCAGGTGTAGTGCTAAGTGTGTCCTCAAGAGTTGAGAGTGCTCGCGAATCGCCGCTCGACCTGACAATGAGAGAATCCAGAACCTTTGTGCACATCCACTTCGGAACCGAAAGAGCAGCGCCAGCCTCGTCGATAGCTGAACGAGGTCTAAATAGAGCCACTGTCCCAAGACGAGCAATGTGTTCTTTTCCATATTTCTTTTCCATGTATTCAAAAACAAGGTGGCGTTTCTGATCGGAGAAGTCGATGTCAATGTCCGGCAAGTCATTGCGCGTGATGTCAATGAAACGCTCGAACAGCAGATCATACTTCAGCGGATCAATGGTCGTGATCTCGAGAAGATAGCAGACCAGCGACCCGCAACTCGATCCACGCGCCGGTCCGCAGATCATTCGCTCACGCGCAAACTGCATCATGTCTGCGATGATGTAGAAATAATCCTCGAACTTCTTGTCGTAGATAAGTTTGAGCTCACGTTCAACACGCGAGGCATAAACCGGATCATTCAAATCAATGCCGAGCTTTTCTGCACCTTTGGCGCACATTTGCTCCAGCGTCAATTCATGCGGCGGCGAAAGCAGCTGCGCAGTTTTCAGCTTTGCGTTGCAGAGCGCCGCGACGTCAGTTTGGTTGGCAAGCGCCAGATCAATCATTTCCTCTGAAGCTACGCGCTTCACTGACTTGCGCCATTCGTCTTCTGTGAGGATCCACTGCGAATAGGTTTGCGTGTTTGCGCCGCGACCGCAAAGCACTTCATAGAAACCTTCTTCGTCTTCGTACGTAAACTTGTTGTCCGACGAAGCGATGAACTTGTGGCCCTGTGCCAACGCTTCAGCAACGTAGCCTTTTGAAGCAGAAGGTGACAAAGCTATGTAAAGGTCGTCGGCTGGTTTGAATTCAGAAAACAGAGCCTTTGACCCTGCGATCTTGATGACACCTTTGGCTGCCATTGCTTGTTCGTAAGTTAGCAGCGGCTCATAACGGAACTGACTGGTCGCCCGCATCAACAGATTGTTGATCTCTCCGACGTCATTGATGGCGATGAAGGTCCAATAATCAAACACAGGCTTTTTTGCGTGCTCAGATGGCGTGACTGCAATCTCAACACCGAAGATAGGCTTGACGCCAGCCTTCTTGCACATCTTGTTCCAGCGCACCCAGCCGAAGGTCGATGCGCGGTCGGTGATCGGCGCATAGGGCCAGCCCAGATCTTGAACTCGCGCAAAGCAGTTTTCAATTATGCCCGCCGCGACACGGAATGAATAGCCTGTGCGGATTCTCATTTCAACTCCCTTCCGAAAGTGACGTTGCTTTCCGCACGGATGTCTTGGTTGCGCCACGTCCAGCATTCGCCGTCTTCTTGAAAGCAAACCCAGAGAAGATCGTGTTCAGCGCCGTAGTCAATCAGCACATGCGCAAGAGCTTTGCCTTTCGGCGTCACAATCGGCATAGGAGGGTCGAGTTGAATCATCATACCGCACCTGTTTCCCGCAGAGCTTTGAAGCAGCTGGCCAGCGCATAGACGTCAGCCGATGCACGGTGGGCGCCAGCGAATGGCTCACCGAACAAGAGCTCGTGAAGAGCCGTGAGGCTCAACCGATGGCCCTTGATGTGCTCGGTTGATTCAACAGTGCAGATCAGCTCTGGCCAATCGACCTTCAAACCGCAACGCTTCATCTCGAAGTCAATCATCGCTTTGTCATAGCTCAGGTTGTGAGCGACGACTTCATCATGATCCTCGATGAATGCTTTAATTGCCGCAGCGTGATCGGCGAACTTCGGTGCACCTTTGAGGTCATCCGGCTTGATGCCGGTGATGCGTTGCACTTCTTCGCTGATGACGAATCCCGGATCAAAAAGCTGCTCAAGGTCGCGGCAGTGGTGATGATACATATCCACAGACAAACCGAAAAACTCAATGATGTGCGGTTGACGTTCCAGCGGCAGCAATTTGTTCTTGATCAGGTCGGTTGTTTCCGTATCGAAAATGAGCGTCCTCATCTTTGGCCTCCACCCAGATCAATCTGTGCGCCGGAGAGATAGGCCGAGTTGCCTTCAATAAGGAACATGACCATGTCCGCAATGTCGTCGGGCTGAAGCCAATGCTCGCGAGGCAACACTGCGCCCCAATAGGCTTCCGCTGCTGCGCGATCAAGGTTGCGGTAGCGCATCAGGCCTTGAATGGTGTCTTCTGACATTGGCGCACCTTCCGTGTTTGACGGATGGACGCAATACACGTCATAGCCTTTGGGGGCGAGCTCCCATGCAGCACAACGGATGTAATGAGCGAGGCCAGCTTTGCTTGCGCAGTAGGCTGCCGAGCCATTCAATACGTTGCGGTAGGCCATTGAGCCGATTGAGATGATTTTCTTTTTGTGCGGCGCATGAATTGTGTCGCGGACGAAGTTCTGAATGAGATTGATTGAGCCGGTAAGGTTGACATCAATAACCTCGCGCACTTTTTGGGGCGGTGCATTTTCCAGCCAATCCATGTGCACAGCGCCATGACACATGACCAGAACATCAATTTCAGGATCGAAACCGATCACATCATCGCGCACATCGCTATACATTTCGTAAACGACATTCACCTTTTTGCTTTTCCAAAGCTTCTCAACGATTGCTTTGCCAATGGAGCCTTCACGGCCTGTGCCATTGATTACAACTCTGTGGAGGTCTTTGTATGGTTTCCCTGCATGTTTAGCCTTCATTGCTTCCATGTAGGAACGCGAAACTGCATCTTTGCTCATTTGCCACGCTCCCGATCCATGTCACGCTTCAGCATCATCTCAATCATCGCCGCATAAACAGCCAAGTCATGAATGGAGTCAATGTGAACCATTCCTGTGTTGACGAAACGGGTCAGCTTGCCGACCATCCAGTCAAGCAGATGAAAGACAATGAAGTCTTGCTGAGTTTTGAGAGTGATGCCATTCGGGAACAGCGCAGTCATGACCGGACCCATGGTCATGAAGTTGTCGCCATAAATCTCGTTGCGCTGTTTGTAGGTTTTTGCCATTTCTTCTAAAATTTGATCGCCGGTAACCATTTTCATTTTCCTTTTTCAATAACCGCTCACAGCTGGCTGCAAAACGGTCAGCCCATAATTACGCAAAGCCTCTACGACAGAGTCACGATCGTCGATGACGAGCCAAACGCTGTCAAGAACAGCTTGCTGATCGCCGAAATGATCTTCAAGAGCTTTAACTTTCATCTTTGCATCTTGCGACCAGTCATTGTCAGGGCGCATGATCAGCTCGTCATAGAAGTCGTCAAGTCCGCAAAGCTCAAGCCATTGCTCGGTCATGTGCCGGTATTTCTCCGGACGGCCAGTCAACAGAATGATCTCGCAGCTTTGCGAAAGCTCAATCATAAGGTCCGCCACATTGACAATGACGTTGTCCTCAAGACAGCGCGAGTGAAACTCGTCCCATTCTTTGCTTTGGGCATATTGCACTCTGTGAGAGCAGTCTGCCAAAGTTCCGTCAATGTCAAATATAACAACCATGATTGCCTCACTTTTTGAGAAGGTCTGCAGCCTTTGCGAGCTGCATTTTCATTTCTTTGCTGTCAAGCTCTGCAGCGACTTCTTCGATCAGCTTGATTGCCTTGCTATCCTTTGGCTCAAAGAACGGCTTGGCCCAAGGCCACACAGCGAAGATGGCCTCTCGCATCTGTCGGGCAATAACCTGATATTCGCCCTGCACGCGCATGGAGTCACGTGCACGCAATAGATCAACGACTGAGCGCAAATTGTACTTGGCGATGAGGTTGCAGTGGACGTTGATCGGCAACAGGCCACGCGCATCTTCAAGACTCACTCCATTGCGGATGGCTGATTCATATTCAGCGATTGAGTTGCGGATTGCGTCTGAATAAGTCGTTGGCCGATCAATCGAGGCCGGCACGTGCCAAGTGACGTTGCTCATGTCGGTCACGCGCTGGCTCTGCATTGCGAAGCTCGCATTGCGCGTACGAGTGATTTGCTGAGCGCATGCGCGGCTGACATCATTGATGGCAAAGATAACATCAACAAACTCCCAAGAGCTCGGAATGGTGTTGCTCATGTAGAGCAATTCCTTTTCCAAATCCTCGATGGGCATGTTTTCAAACTTGTCAAACCCATCCGGCGTCATATTGAGGCGAGTGCCCTTTGTGAAGGCGAGCATCCGCGCAGCACCGTACATTTCGTCCGCAGTGCCTTTGCCGGTGTACCAGATAAGCGAAACTGTAGGCATGGTTTTCATTTTCATCTCCTATTTCTTGGAATGTTCGTAGTTACCGTTTTGGATGATCTTGCGAATGACGCGCACGTCATTGACAACATCGTCCATCAGAAGTCCAGGACGCCACGTAGCGAAACGCCCAAGAGAGTAAATGTTGTGGTTGGCACTCGCCCACATGATGAAATTGCGGCGCTCTTTTTCATCGATCGGGAGGATCTTTGAATAGCGTTGAACCGACCATTTCTCTGACAGAACCTTCGCTCCGTCAATGCCGAGAAAGAACAGAGCATCTTTGATGAATGCTTTGTGTTCCGAAGCACTGTGCTGCAGACGCTCCATATACTGCTCAACATCCTCAATCGTCAAGTTCGGCAGCGACACTTCAATCGTCATGCGATTGCCAGTGAGCGACACACGGTTGAAGGTCTCGATCGGATCCGGCACATAGACCGTCACATAGGCCTCGACACCTGCAAGTTCACAGTTGACGTTGAATCCGTTAATAAAGCGGAAGTCAGGACGATTTTCGTAGCCCAGCGTCCGCATAAGTATTGGCATTGGAATTGTAGATATGATGGGACCGTCGAATTTTTTGATTTTGTTGAGGTCGATTCGATAATCGTAAGTGATGTCGCCATTGACACGCTCGCTCATTTGGTAGATCAGGTCATTGGGCCCAATGAAGCGATTGTGCACCTCGCTGCCGGCACTCATTATTGAGCGGAGCGTTGCTGTGCCATTGCACTTCAGCGAATAGGCAAGGCTGTCAGCGACTGGATTGCGCCACTCGTGAACAGCCTTCATCATTTTGACTTGCTTGAACTGAACGTCCAGTGCATCTCCGACGATGGAAGAGCGGAACCTCAGAACAGCAGAATGATTGTTGGGCAGATCGCTCGCAGCTTCGTAGATCTTAACCTTGCGATCACGGATCATGCCGCCAGCGAGAAGTCCCGCCATGCCAGCTCCAATGATTATCATTTTATTTCCTTCCTTTGGCCCAAGGTTTTCCGTGCACAGAAAGATGAGCTTCAACTTTATCCCATGCCTCGTCAACCAGATTCTGGTAACTTTCCATAGCGCGAACCACATCAGGGTGCATGTTGCCATTTGCGCGTTCGCGTTTCAGGAACAACAATGCCTCCAATTTGTCGGCCCAGTCAAGCCATGCGAAGTCAGAAGCAACCAAATGATCGTAAGGCGACTCGAACCCGAGCTCGTCAAAGAAAAGAAGCTCGTAAGTTTCTTCATGATTGGCGAGCTCGGGCACTGCACGCTTTGTCGGAGATGGAATATCGCCAAACTTCTTCTCATGACAATCGTGCAGCAATCCAGCTCTAAGCAGATCTGCCGAAGGGCGAGGGTGGTATAACGCGAGAATCGTAGCTACGCCCCAAGCATGTTCGGCAACATTCTGGTTAATCGTTGGGCAAGTGTGCCAACGCCTAACATTCGCACTTTCAAGCAACCACTGCACATTGTTGAGTTCGTCTGACATTTTCCATCTCCGATTTACATTTCACTTCTTGGGCGATTTGATCTTCGCAACACGCCCAGCATACAGTCCCAGAACATCAAGAGGGATTTCGTCACCTTGTCGAAGACGCTCCTTAACGTGCGCGATCAGCGTTTGCGGATGGACACCCATCTTTGCGCTAACAGCGTAGCCCTTTTGCTCCAGTTCTGCTTTGATTGACAGAGCCTCGTTGTGCTGCGTTTTTTCAAACGCCATCGCCAACTCAGTCTTGATCAGGGTTGCAGCACCGTTGTTCTCAAGCCAGTTGATGGCTGCTTCACGTCGCACATCGTCTTTCGGCAGTGTGCCGGAAACGAAGTCATCAATCGTGATCTTGAAGCCAGTTTCTGATTTGAATTCTGACATGCCGCACTCCGCCATCAAGTCAGGCAGTTCAACAGTTTTCAAATTGTTGAGTCTGCGCTTGACATCTGCGAGATTTTCTTCGAGGTCTTCCGCGATCTTTTCTAGGCCGATGGCTTCCTCAGCCATCGACCAGAAACGCTGCAATGCGGGAGACTCGTCCTTGTCATTGTTGACGTCGAAAAAGTCCGCTTGCATGGCTCACCTCAAAATGGGGCTTCGTCAGAGTTGGCTGAAGGGCCATCCTCGC